ACATATTAATCTATTATTATTTTTATATTCTTAGAAAATATTCTTATAATATTTCCATTCTCGTTTTTTGTTATGTATCCTATTATATCATCATATGTATCATATATGGGTTCTTGGATCAATAATTTTCTATTCAGATTATCAATTATCCATTTATTTAATATCGTACTCATTTCTCTGCTCCCTGGGGCTTTACTTTGAGGTATTACTGCGTTTGCTCCACATCCACACATATTATCTATAATCTTTTCTTTGTTCTTTCCTTTTTATATATTCATAAAGATATTTAAGTCCCTTTATATAATCCTTTGTAGTTTTAAAGGGAAGAGTAAATCTTTTAATGTCATTACCATTTCCTTCCGGTACATCATCAGATTTAACCGGATTATATCTTCTTATTATTCCCGATGGATGAACAGTATAAAAAACATCACCGTGATCTTTTTCTTTTTCTTTTTTCGATATTCTTCTAAATTTAATAGTATTATTTAATTCTTGCTGATGCGAGGTATCCTCATCAAATCCAAGTTTAATAATTTTTTTAAACTCTTTTGTTTTTTTAAGTTTGTCCAAATCAAGTTCCCTTCTAGATTCAGTTTTATATTCGTTATCAGGAATATATTTATTAAAATTTATTAAATTTTTCATTTATTAAATTATTTTGAATCCAACCAGTCTCTATAATCCTTAAGATTCTCAAGATTACGTTTTCCCTTTTTAGTTTGTTTTGCGTCGGTATCTAAAAATGGGACTAATGAAGCAGGTCCTTTAGGATGAAAAGGGGGTATAACTTTTGCTTCTATAGTTCCTATGTTAATAGCAGATTCATCTACTTTATTAGGCAAACCTTTTAATTTGGTAGTAGCATATGCTTCAAGCTCCTCTTCGGTCATACTTTTGGAAAGTGCTATTATGGCTTTTCTATATAATGGGTTTATGTCACTTTTCTTTAATTGCCCTGTTTTTAAAGCATAAGCTTGTCCCATTAATCTCTGTTGTCCTTTACTTTTCGCTGGCATAATTATATATATTTATTTTACCTCTAGCCAATTTGGCTCGAATTTTTTAACCATATCTCCATGTATTAATTGAGGAACGCCCGGTTTATACCATTCATTAACAACGTATATGCAATTAATATCACCATTTTTATTTTCGGTTTCCACTATTTCTACTATATCATAACTTTCCCCTCTCATTCCAAGGGAAGGTATAGATACGGTAGAAATAGTTCCTATTATTGGCATTTTTGTAACATCTCCTCCACTAGTTACTAGTGGTTTAAGATCCTCGTTTATAAAATCTACAAATGTATTAATATTTTTCATAAAGTATATATCAAAAAAAAAGACTTATAAAAATAAGTCTTTTTTGTTTTTACCAATTTCCTTTTGAGTACTTGGTTTTTTATTAAGTTCCCAATTAGTATCAGGATTTATAATCTTCTTCTTCTGCTTAGCCCATTCATTAAAAGTCCATAAAAATCTATTATATCCCTTTCCTACCGTTTTAAATCCGGTATCATTAGGTTGTATAGCTATAGGAGAATTTGGTGGTACATATGAACCGGTTTCTGCTGATTTAGAGGATTTCTTCATAACGATCTTTGTCAAAAATGACAGCTTCTATTTTTGTTTTTGTAATTTGTGTAGTTTCATATGATCCCAATGTTCCACTCATATACTCTGCAACTTTTTTTTCTACACCTATTACAGTTTCATCTGCAACTAGAAATTGAGAAATTTTTGAAACTGGATCGCCTGCTTTATTAACGTCACCTGTTTCGAATTTAACTTTTACTGAATAATAACTCATATCTTAAAATATTAAACTTGTTTGTTTTTAGTATCTTGAACTTCTACTCTAAGCTCCTGAGCAAGTGTTTTCAATTCTTGCATAGCTTTTCTAATTCTAGTCCCGGCTGTATCATTTCCTTTTGAAAAGAATTTAACCATGTCTTCTTGTGTTTGCTCGATAAGAGCTTTAATTTCTTCGAATTTTTCCATTTTATTTAATTTATTAATTTAATTAATTTCTATATTTATATCAAATGATAATAGAAATGTTCCATTATCTGCTTATTATTATTGATTTTTTATTTGATCCTTCCTGAACTGACCAATTTATTCCAAGTTCTGAATTTACCATCGATTTCATATATTCGATATATGTTTCTTTACCTCTATAATCCAGATTTATCTGCATTTCATCATGTATACTAGAAACTTTTGGGTTTGATGAAAGATAATTATCTATGCATTTACAAACATATTTAACAAATCTTGATAACTCGCTTCCAGCCATTCTAAATTTATCCTCATTAGGTTCAGGTATATCCTCCTTATCTACTGCTATATCCTCGATCACTTCAGAAGATAATGGATTAACGTTTATAACACAATATGAATTTTTTGCTCCCTCTATCGGACCATTCATTGAATATTTACCTATTATCAAATGATATCCACTTTGGTTTTCTGCATCTCTATCATCAAGATTAAAGAAATAGTGATATACATCTCCCATTTTTTTCATCAAAAAAGGAGATGAACCAAATCCATCAGATTCGTTGACATCTTTTGTAAATTCACTAAATGATACTATTTTCTTTTCCATTTTATTTATATTTGTTGATTCTTAGACTCTTCAGTATTTAATATTACTGTTTCATCTATAGCTTTTCCTTTTATGCTGGATAATAGGAAACTATATATATTCGAAACCGCTAAAGGAACTAGTTTTTTAAATCCAAGAAAATCCTCATCCATTAATTTTTTTCTAACATCAGATCCATTCGTAGTTCTCGTAGTTTCTATTATCTCAACGTCTTCAGGTAATTCATTACCTATTTTTTTAAGATATTCACATTGTTTTTTGTAATCATTAGCTACATCTTCGCCTACCCCTATTAATTTAGGGATAAACCCCAAACCTTTAGATCTGCTATATATAGGTCCAAGTAATCCACGCTCGACTGTAAAATATCCTATTATATTTTCGGAATTTTCTCTAACCACATTTTCCATATACTTAGCAATCATATCCTCGTTAAATGGGCATTTATCAGACTTATTGTATTTATTATAAACAACAGCAAGTATACATGGCAAGTCATTTTTTTCATTGACAGCAGTAACCATTTTTAGATGTCCATTATGAAATGGCTGAAATCTACCTATTAGTATATTAACAGGAACCAAATCTTTAGAATCTCCTTCAACTTTATCGATTTTTGGCAAATTCTTAGTAGGCTTCTTTTTGGTATCAACTGTTTCCAATGATGATATGAAATCATTATAGGAATAGAATGGATCATCCTCTCTATCCTCTGCTTCAGTTGTTAAATAATCAACTTTTTTAGGAGATGTATTAGTTTTCTTGAAATCTAAAAACGATGAAACCGATTCTTTCACAGCTTCGTCTTTTCTTTTAGAAACGAGTTCCGCTATTTCTGATACCAATATATTGAATTGATCTATTATACCAGATGTTATTATGCCGCTTGCCCGTTTTTTCATTTTTCTAAATGAATTCAATATCAATTTAAATAAGGATTCGAAAGATTCATCCATTTCTAGATATTTTATTACTCTTTTATCTTTTATTAAATCCTTATTAAGCCTGAATTCTTCTCTCTTTAGATATTCGGGTTCCTGAAAATCAGCACCTTTGTATTTATAGAGTTGTATATCTAAAAATTTAGAAAATACATCAGATATAAATGAGATGTATCTTTCGTCTTCGCTATTTCCTCTGATATTAAAAGATTTTATCCCCTCTTCCAAAATAAAATTCATAACATCTAGTATAGTTATTCCTAAAAAATCACTAGGTTTTTCGTTCAATTTTTTCTTATATCGATCTTTTACCATTTCACTAAAAACAGGATCAACCATTTTAGCAAGGATCGCATCTTTCTCTATTGAATCTCCCTTTTCGAATTTGAAAACTATACCTTCTATGGGTTTATCTAAATCCTCGTTTAAAGCTGAAGTTTTAGCTTCGGGATTTAATACACCTATCATATATCTAACAAAACTTTTTGTTTTATACTCAGATACTAATTGATCCGATGGGGTTTTTAAAAAATCAAGAATTAGGTTTTTTTGTTCATCTAATAAAATCCCCTGGAATATTATGGTTGGTCTTTCTATTCCAATTATATCTGCCCACTCATTCAATGTATCTTTATCTACTATAGTGGAAACGCTTTTTTCATTTTTAGCATGTATGTATGATATAATTAAATTATTTTTAGGCAATCTATCATATTCTATCTCAACCGGTTTGTTATTAGAAAAATATTCAAGCCCGAATTTCCATCCTCTTGGTATTCTATTTAATACTTCAGGTGCTAATGATTCGATATAATTAATAGGTTTTTCGTAATATTTCATTAATGTTCTATCCACTAATGTAATTGGATTTCTTTGATCTCCCTTATAAAAATTAAAATTACCTGTTTCTATATCCCTTTCAAAAATAAATGCAGATCCATCCATTTTTTCATTGATCGTCACATAGGAATTAAAGAGATTATCCATAAATTCCTTTCCTTTTTTATTATAAATATCATATAAATGACTAATTCCTGACATATCTTTATTATTTAATTATCCGCATTAATTATACTATTGAATATAATTATTATTTAATTTTCTTGTAATATCTATCCATGATATCATTTATGTAATCACTATAGATTTCCTCGTCTTTATTTTTTGGCGAAGTTGGCGAATAATTCTTACCAAAATATTTTTTACCTTTTAATACTCCTGATTTGTAGAATTTTTCAGCATCAGAATCTTTTACATCCTTTTTCTTTTCTATGTGCTCTGCTTTCCATTTTTCGATTATCTCCTTTTTCTTAGAATTGAATTCTTCCTTCGATAATTTTCCATATGATTTAAAATCTCCGTCAGGACTAAGCAAATCTACTATAGCAGCACTTCCTGATGTTACAGTTTTTAGTGCTAATGGTAATAGATTACTTCCACTTTTTATTGTAGATAACGGATCATTTGGATCTGAATAATAACTAGAATATTCACCAGCACCTAATTCACTACTAACCCTATTGTCTATATTATGTAGCCAACCAGTAAATCTGGTTTTACCTGTATTTTCATAATATTCGGCTTCGCTTAATATTAAATTTCCAAATTCCTTGAAAGTTGCTATTTTTCCCATTGTTAAAAAGTGTTTTTCTATATATCGCAATAATATTTAAAGTTTGACGTTAAATATCTTATACTCGAAGAGTTCCTTGTTATAAATTGCTATCCTATCCGCTGAATGCTTCATTAAGTAATTTTTATACTTTTTAGTACTAAAGTCATCCACAAAATCTATGATGTTAACTTTTTCCTTACCCTCCATTTTACGCATTCCCCTACCTAAACTTTGTTTTATAAGAATTTCGCTTTTATATGATTCGACAAGAAATATATTATGTAAATTATTTATCGATATACCAGTAGAAAATGTACCATATGTTGCTACTAAAACTTTATTCGTTCCCGTAGCCATCCTTTTTTTATATTCTTCCCTTAATGGTTCACTGGTATCACCATCAACATAAAATACTTCTCTTTCCCCGTTAATTTCTCTTAGTAGATTCCATATTTGCTTTCCGTATTCCTCCTTAACCGATTGAAATAATACCAAAGAATTCTTTGATGTTTTATTTATAAAATCTACAATGAAATTAAGTCTCTTTTTGCTTTCTATTACTAATTTTCTTTCTATATTATATAATTCAGTCCCTTCTATATTATTATCATTTACTTTAAGCTCTGCTAATTTTTCTTTGTATATAGGATCTAGCCAATCCATGACAACAATCTTGATAGATACCGGGGTAGCATAATTATTTTTAAAAAGAAAATTGGGAGATATCTCCATTATCAATGGACCAAGAAATTGTTGTATAGTTAAATAATCAGCAGTTCCTCTTTTCGTAAGCGTTCCTGTAAGTCCGAATCTCCATCTAGCACCCATACACTGAGATACTATTTTCTTTATTGATGTACAATTGGTAAAATGCGCTTCGTCAACAAAAACAGCATCAACCTCAGCAAAAAAATCAGGCTCTCTCTTTACTAATGACTGGAACGTTCCTATTATAATATCACATCCATCCTTTAATTTACTTCCCCCGCCTATTTGTTGTATTTTTACTCCTATTTTATCAATACCGTATTCCTCGAAATCATCCTTTCCCTGAAAAACTAAATTACTATTTGGTACAATCATTAATATCTTTCTAACTAACCCTTTAGATTTTAAAAAAGCAAATACCATAAATGATATAAGGGTTTTCCCAGAAGATGTAGCTATTTCTGATATAGAATATCTATATTTTATTATCTTCCATGCGGTTTCTATTTGGAAATCTCTAGGCATTTTATCAGGATCCCCATTAATACCATCAATGAAAAAATTATTAGCCCATTCTGTAAAATATTCCAGACTATAATCGTTAATAATTATTAGATCAAGTCCATCTATATCCATTTCTATTTTATATTCCTCCCCTATATGCAATACTTCCTTCCAAAGTCCTACTGGAATTTTCCAGAAAGGTCCTCTTTTGTCAACAAAGCATATATCGCCATTCCATATTTTTTTCTTTACTAATGGATGGAAGAAATGATTATGGATTTTTTGGGTTAATGATAATTCGATTTGTTTTTTTTCTATATCGTTTTCGAATTCAGTCAAAATAATCCATTGTTGATCTTCAGAAAGTTTAAATTTTAACATTTATTTTTTATTTATTTTGGTGTAGAACCTCTTAGGTAATCTTCTAATGCTATTCTAGATTTTATTGCAAATAACATGTGATCAACGGTTTGCATCGTTTGATCCATATATTTTCTATGGTTCTCGACTAATTCCATTTTTTCCACTATATCAGTTAAATCCCCATCAATTAATGTAGTTTTTTCAGTAGCGCCATATCTTATATTATTATTTTCAGAATATTCTCTTAATTTTTTAGCTTTTTCTACTTTATACTTAGTATTTAATTTTGAAATTATCCCTGCTAGTTTATAACTATACTCAAGTAAGATCTGTCTATTGCTAAACATATCAACTTGCGCTTCTCCCAACGTATGTATATCCTTTATTTTGGAAGCTAATATTTGTATTTTTTCTTTCCAATCAGTCCTTTCTTCAGAAAATATTTGATGGAAATCAGTTTTTTCAGTTGACATTTTAAAATAGTTTATTTTTGTTATTTTTATTTACTCTTGGTTTTCCTACATTTATTACGTTTGCTTCTAGATTTAATGGTTTCTTTTTATCAACAGGATCCTTTATTATCGGATCATCGAAATCTAAATCTACATCAGCTAATCTATCATCTAACATCTTAATTGGAAACTTTAACTTAGGCATCTGCTCCTCAGATAATCGTTTCTCCCACTCATTAGTAATATCAGTTCCCATACTTATGCATTTATGAAATATCCTATATCTAATATATCATTAGTAAAATATTGATCAAGTCTTTTAATTTTTTTCCCTAGCTTTCTAAGGTGAATCACTAAATCATTTAAATCCCATTTTCTATTTTTTGTTATATTATTTTCTTCCAAGAATTTTCCCCAGTTAAAAACTGTTTCGCCATTACCTAAAAGCTCCATGCTTTTGCCTATTCCTGCTTTATCCCAATCGTACCAATATCTTTTATTCTCTATATCAAAGGGAAACCTATTTTCTATTGAACACATTCCAACCGAATTTGGCCAAAGCCACGAATCCATTGGCCCTTCAAATACAGTAACCTCTAATCCAAAATCTAAATCTCCTATACCAAATACATTGGATATAGGATCAACGCTTCTTGCTTTTTCTAATATTTCTATATCCTTAATTCCTAAAAGCTTTTCATATATCCCGCTTAATTTATAAGTTAGATATTTGGAAGATCCATTTATGGAATGCATATTTCTTACTTGCAGACCCAGTATTTTATTAGATGGGGTTAGATTAAAAAGGAAAAGTTTTTCCTTTTTTGGATCCCAAGCAAATTTTCTATCTGGTTTTTGATATCTCCTTGTTACATATCTATTGATAGAAGAGCCTGATATCTCCTGCAATCTAAGTTTAGCCATAAATGCATCTCTATCTATTAATATATCGCTTATGTCATTATCAAAGAAAAAACTAATATCAATTTTTCCATATGATGATTTATGTTTAGCATGATTCGTATCGATTATAGATTTCATCTCATCCTTTTCGTCGTCGCTAAATGTATCATACACAGAAAAATCCTTAAACATATTAGTCGAATTCTTATAGATACCACAACCCCCGTTATAGCATTTATAAGCTAATGTATCAAGATAGAAATTACCTCTCTTCTTTTTACCATCCTTAGAATCGCCACAATATGGGCAAGAAAAATTTAAACGATTACCAGCTTTATAAATAATTTGCTTATTGTGATCATTTTTAAATTCCTTTGCAAGAATAATTCTTATACTTTCCTCTAATTTATCGATTTGCATATGTAATATTATGAAAAAGGGATAGCTGTAATACTATCCCTCTATGTATATCAGTAATAAATATTATAGATCACCGTATAAATCTTCTAAAGAAGAAGATGTATTGCTTACAGCAGGTGCTGGTGCTGCTACATCCTTATCATATGATGTCTCTGTAGATGAACTATAGATATCCTGTGAAGAAGTAGGAGTACTTGCTCTTTCAGTTACTACTGCAGCAGGTTGAGTTCTAGCATTAGATACACCACCAAGTATTTCATTTACTACTCTTTGTTCAGGAACACTATTTTTAATAGTAGTTATGATTTTATCGTTAAGTGTATCATCCCAATCTTTATATTCATATGATAATAGATTTTTTGGACCTTCATTTACATATGCTATAATAGATGCCATATCTTCTTTTGTTTTTTGCATAGGTTTACCACCTACTTTAATTGGCGATTTACCTTTATCCCCAACAAATGAACAAAGATCGTAATTATTCCAATCACCTACTTTTCTAACTTTCAAAGAAAGTTCTCTACCATCAAAAAGATCAAAAGGATTACAAGTTTCACCATATGTAGGTTTTATCTGTGCTTCTATTAAATCGTTTATTTTTTTACCGAATTTAAATATTACCATTTTACCCTCTAATTCCGGACGATGTTTATCCTCAATTACTTGAACTATTGCATAAAAATCTTCTTTTCTGGAAAAAGATTTTGATAATTCCTGATCTGCAGCAGAATGCGAATTCTTAAGTTTCCAGTATAAATCTTTTAATATAGATTTTTTACCAACCGTTGATGGGCAATCAGCAGTATAGCTGTCTCCTGTTACAGGATCTTTTAAAAATACATAAAATTTATGGATTTTTGATTTTTCTGGATTTTCCGCATTTGGTACGAATCTAATTAAAGATGTATAAACCCCGTCTTTTCCGTCTTCTGGATATGGTTTATAAAAATCATCCTTATCCCCTGATGTAATTGCTTTTGTTACGAATGCCTCTGCATCCAAATTGAAAATGTCTAAATTGTTGCTCATGTTTTTAAATTTTTTTTGTTTACTCTTTTTTTACTCTTTTTTTACTCTTTGTTTCTTTTATTTAACATATAATCAAAAAAAAATTTCATTGATGCAGAAAACATCGATGAAACATCTATTTGAAGGAATCCTTCTTCAAGCCAATTAAAGAACTAGCTTTTACCAATAAAAAGTCTAATGACAATATACAAATTTCTATATAATATTTTAAATTTACCATCAATTTCATAAAATTACCTTTAATACCTTTTAATTACTCTAAATATATTCTCTTAATATAATACTGTATAAATCATATTTGTTTCATACTTAGTATATATCTATTTTATATCAAAAAAATGTTGGTTTGTGTGAAATAAACGCAAGATATATATAAAATGAAAACATATATAGGAATAGATTTTAGTTTAAATTCTACAGGAATTTGCATCATCAGGGAAGAAAAAATAAAGGTAATCTCCATATTTAAAACTGATGTAATAATAGACAACATGTTTACCAAACCTGGATTTTTTAAGGAGCTTAAAAAATGTCAGGATCTTAATATGATAATTTCAAATAAAATTGTATGGGATACAGATGATTATGCGGAAAAAGAAAGATATAAAATAGTATCGTTTATAAAATTAGCGGATTCCATATTAGAATCTATTATGAATGATATTGATACAAATGATGATGTATTTGTTGCTATAGAAGGATTAGCATTTGGATCATCAGGAAATTCGTTGATTGATATATCGATGGCAACAGGTATATTAAGAAGAGAAATTATAACTACTATGCTAAATAATAAAAGTGAAAATTTCTATGTTTTTCCTCCAACTACTGTAAAGAAATTTGCGGGTAAAGGCTCGTTTAAAAAAATAGATATGTTTAATTCATTAATAGAATCAAATAATCCAGATTCAGAATTTATAGACTTCATTGGAAAAAATAAAGGTTTAGTAACTACACCAAAGGGAATAGTTAAAAAACCAGTAGAAGATATAGTAGATTCGATTTGGATTGCTAAGTTATTAAAGAATAGATTAGATTAATATTATTTATCTATTCCCTCTTTTTGTCCAACAGATCCAGTATACCCGTATTCTTTGGATAATTTAGTATAGCATGCTTTCATTTGTTCGTCGCTTAAACAATTTACTATATCATTTAGCACTCTTTGATCATTACCAGAAGCAGCAATAAGAAGATTTTTCATATGATCTTTCTCGCTATATAATACCTGACCATATTTCATTTCGTTTAGTTCAGTTAATTTTGTGAATGTTTTCATTTATTGATTAGTTAGTTTATTTATATATCTTATTTTGCTTCTAAAAATACATCCATATAGTTACATTTAAATCCTACACCAAATTGGCTAAATTGAGGATTATTAGAAGCATAGTTTAATTCGATTTCTGTCAAGGATGTTAATATAACTTCCTTAAACGTAATAGAAGTAACTATATTTCCCTCGTTATCCATTATACGAATAGGTAAATTCTGAATAAATAATGAATCGTTGATGAAATTTAAAAAATGCAACAGCGTATCCATCATTATAAAATAATTTATAAAGCCATCAACCATTTTAAATCTAATCTCAAATTCATGACTGAATAAATCCTGTACCGGGGTAGCACTTTTATATGATATTTTTTTACCCAAATTTCTGGTCTGTTCAACAGTATCTATCGTCATCCCAGGTATTCCCACTGATTGTATGGTACTATTAATATAGTTATCCACTGTATCAAATGGAATTGGTTGTCTCTTAATATACGGAAGATATTTATCAACCACAGTCTTAGGAAAAAACCCCCTTGGGAATACAAAATAAAAACTACTAGATTTTGGATTTAATAACATTTATATTTACAATTTTTTGATTATTTTTTTTACCTTACCAAGTAAGCCACCTCTAGTTCTAGCTTTTGTTACTACAGCATCTATCGAAGTTTGTGTTAATATACCTTTACTAGCAGCAGCTATATCAGCTGCAGTTAATCCAGGGTATTTTATATATCCAGGTTTTCCTTCTGTTGTAAAGTATTTTAAAATAGTAACATCCGCCCAACCAAGAGCTTTATATCCGGCCATCTCCGCACTTAATGCTGCTATTAATGCAGCACCTTTCAGGGTATCAAAGAAATTACCGGTAGAGGTATCACCAGTGGTACCACCTGATGTACCTGCCGGGGTAATATTTTTAATTATAGGTGAAGGAGCTTCCAAAATAGGAGCTTCCACCGGAACCGGTTGAATAACAGGACACGGCCCTGTTATGCCAGGGGTTTCTATAATATCAATTTCTCCCTGTTTTTTCCAATATCCCCAATACATAACAGAATTTGCATTATTAGTCGATGTTGGTATTTTGTTTATATTGGTATAATTCGTGGTAGTAGCACTAACATCAGTGGAGCTAATAGTATTCGATATTATATTAGTTATAAAAAATCTTCTATCAGATAATTGCAATATTTGTGTGGATATGGTTTCATCTATTTTGAATGCTAATTCACCCAAATTTGGACTTGCCAGATTATTATCTTTTAATGCGCTAATCTGTATTTTTTTTCCGACGTTATCTATAAATGATATATTGAAATCTCCAGAACTAGTTAAATCTATCGGAATAGGATCACCCGAAATGCTACTCTTGATGAATTTTAATTTAAAATAGTTATCAAATGGGGATACTATAATAGTTAATTTACCAGTACCGTATGCTATAGTAGTGGATTCAGTGGTATCTATATTTAGGTTAGAATTAGTAAACGTTAGATTATTTAAAGTTACCGTAACATAATTCTGATCAATAAAAACATTAGTATATTTTACTATTTCTCTCGGTCTAATAGCAGTACCTCCACCTAAGTTTATAGCAGGATGCGAATAAACCCGATTATAAATTTTTTGTACTTGTGGAAAATTACTAAGTTCTATAGGTGCTATATTAGTTCCCCATTGTGATGGACTGTTTGAGGTATATGCAGATATTCTTATTGTTCTACTCTGATCCTTGCTGTTAATTAATGTCATCGTATATCTTAGCATAAAACTAGAAGCAACACCAGCATTTATTATGATTGGTCTATAGTAATTTGTTGTATCATATGCAGTGGTTTGTATAGATTCGAAATGGGAGGTTTGTATAAGAGCAGCTCCAATTTGTTCAAATACCTCTATTTGATGGCTTAGATAATATGAATTACCTATAGAATTTTGAAATAATATGAAATCCTCGATAAATCCTTCATTATCAGTTGCATAATATTCATAAAATTGCCCTTTAGCTGATTCTTTAATAGTAGCTCCTATATTAGAAAATGGATCTTCCTCCTCTAATGAAAGAGTTGCTATTTTTGTTGTATTGTATTTTGCATATCCGTTATAATCATCGGTAGTTTCTACTTGCCATGCAGTTATTCTAATAGGTGCACCATAATAAAATCCAGTACCACTATAACTTATTAATCCTGCTAATGTACTTGGTTTAAAATAAGTAGATGCAACAAGATATTTGTCATTCATATCTTTTATATTTGGTATCTTTATTTCAAAATACTTATCATAGATATTTGATCCTATTTTTACTGGGCTTGGATTTAATGTATAATTTTGTTCGGTTCCTTTTTTAATTAATATTTGAGATACAGGCATATACGTAAGATTCTGATCCTGAAATTCAACCGACATAATTAGTCCATCTATATTTCCAAGATTATATCCAGCTCTTATATGATACCTAATAGTATCATACACAACAACGATATTAGAAGGAAATACTATTTCAACCTCATCTGTATTGGTTAATTCATCAGCATAATCATTAAATGGTATTATTAAATTAGAATCTAAAGTAACAAATGAATTGGTACTCATTTTAACCACACTATTATCGCTCGTATTGTAAGTTATATCATAATCCCTGGTAGGATTATATATTTGCGGTATACCCCCGTCAAATCCGTTTATTAGCTTATTGTACCCAACTGTATCAGGGCCAGTTTTAGTAGGATGTGTTTCCGGTTGTGGTTGATCAGCATATCTATATTCCATCAATAGATATGGTGTTATCTGAACGAATTTAGATGTTACGTCGTATGCCATTTTTATTTTTTATTTTCCGAATTGTAAGAACTTAGGACTATATGTAAGGCCAACCCCTATATAAGGTTGGGTTACTACAGTAGTTCCGGATGTGGTAATTCCATATCCCATTTGTATTCCCAATGCAAAATTCTTTCTTGCCTCTCTCAATGTTTTTTTAGCTTCTGGTGTATCTGTTATATCAAATGAATTAATTTCATTAAATTTCATATCGGGAAAAGTAGTACTAACCCTCGTCATTAGCCTTTTTGTTTTAGGATCCTGATAAATTCCAGTAACTATATCAATATTTTGTTCAATTTTAAGATCAGTGGTACCAGGTACAACAGATCCAGTATATTTACTAGGATCAATAGGATCAATCTTTATCGATAAATCATATTTGGTTTTCCCACTTATAAATAATCTATTTTTTCCTGATAATTTCGGATTATAAACAAAATTTATAGTTTCGTCACCATTAGCATCTTTGGATATAGTTGATTGTATATTTTTAGCAGTAGTATTAAGATCACTGACAATTCCGATAACTGTGCTCGGTGTGGTTTTTCCCCCATTATCCTTTAGTGCCAATCTTTTTATCAATTCTTTTTGTTCTAATGTAAGCTCTTTTGTTTTTTTGACATAGGTAGATTTTTCATATATTGCATTATCCCTGTCTTTTTTTATAAGTCTAACTGAATCCTTAGATGCAAGATAATTATTATGCTCTATAGATGCTTCGTATTTAGCATTTTTTGTTTTTTCGCATTGATTAAAAAGTAAAAAAAATGCAAGCAATATAATACCGATCAGAAAAAATTTACTGGTTACTATACTCACTACTTTGTTTAACGTTTCTTTATTTACCATTTTGTATATTTATTTTGTTATTTACTAGCTTCCCACGATAATGTCATAGGGTCTAAAATACCTTCCCCGTATTTTTTATTAAGCTCATTCATAAATTCAATTTCTCTTGATCTGCATTTTTCCAATTTAGAGATTAATAGACTAGCAGATTTAGTAATCTTTTTCATATTTTCTTCGGTCTTTGCTATTGACATATGAACATTAACAAATTTTTTAGATATTGTCATTAATTCCTCTTTCTCTTCAGCACTCAATTCTATCATATTATCTATTTATCTATTTATCTATTTATCTATTTATTATACAATACTTTAATTATGGGTAATAGTCAATGGGTACATGTCCACCCGGTGTATCTGTTTCATCAGCATCTACTGTATATGATAGTGCTCCTTCTGATATAATAACAGATAAAGAATAATCGATAGTTGATATGGATATAGGATCAGGACCATCAGATGTTATTAAAATGTATGGATCACCGTATGTAAGGACACTAACATCCATAGTATCACCAGGACTAAAGTATAATATTCCGCTTCCACCCGGAGTAGAAAGAACTGTTATTCCGTTTTTATTTATGTTCAAGCTTCCACCATACGGAGCAACAGCAGCACTAATGAATCCCCAATATACAGGGATAATTGGAGGGGATGGCTGTATAAATTCATCGGTAAAACTTATTTGTCCTGAAAACCCACTACATGTTTTATAGAATAATCTAGGCAATGATGTTATTGCATTGATTCTCGGTATCCAAATTAGATCTATATATTGGCATGTACTTGGTATAAATGATCCTCCTGGGGAATTATTAGTAACCACATTATATGTTGTCCCTGTGGGAAAATCCCCGCTAAATATTAAACCTTGTATATAACGTCTAGATGTATCTGTTGACAATGAATTAAGAAATATTCTATATTGTATAGATTTACCATCACTATAAAGAGGATAAAGATTTGTTGATATGCTACTTGGTATTTTTATGTATACCCCTCCGACAACTGACGTATAACTAGTAGGGGTAATTATAATATGATTGGAATCCCACAATAGAGGATTTGATATATCTATGACATTACCCAATGTTGAAAAGTTATCGCTCAGATATTCTCTAGAATATACGTTATTAGTCCCCAATCTGATTTCCTTTGTTTTCTTTACATGGTAGAAATATGGTCCAGCAGTTCCACCTGGACTACCCCCGATAGATCCAAATACAGTTTGTGAATGATTGCCGCTATTCACACTACCCTTAACATTACCTGATAATACAGGATATGACGTTCCGTCACTAAATACAAATGATTTATTTGTATCTGTACCTGTATTACTAGAAATACCAACACTAGTGCCTGGGAGATATCCAGGATTACTTGGAACTATATCAAGAGAATATATCCCAGGGGTTCCTGATGATATAACAATATTGCTATTATGTATGAAATTATCAGTATCGAATTTTACATTTAAAGAATTTATATTAAAAGATCCACCAGTTCCTATTATTGCAGAAGAACCAAGTATAAAATTTCCATTACCGTTTATATTTAAAGATTTACTATTAATATTTATATTATTGTTATTTAATATAATAGCAGCTAAATCTGTATTTATAGAAAGTTTTAGATATGCATTAATATCAAAAGATGCATCAGAATTAAATATCAAAGAAGTTGATGTTCCTAATTCTGACCAATAAAATGATGGCACATTTCTGGATACAGATGACGTTTTACCAAAACTCATTATAGGTCTAGATATTTGATCATTAGTAGAAACAAGAACCTTGCTATTATTCGGATTAGCTATATCAGGGGTTAAGTAGCTATCACCTATAATAAGAGACAATTTACTTGGACTTGTTATTCCAGTACTTTTAAAACCTACGACATATTTGTTTGATGTACCAGCTGGTCCACCTATATAGGAATAGGAATCAAAGAAAACCGAACTCGAAAAATTATATCCGGAATAATTCCATCCTGTGGCACCTAGTGTTTTTATTGGTCCCTCAGCTAACGATGTATCTATCCATACATCATCAATGATAGATAATGTACTTAGAGGTTCACCAGGTTGACTAAACCAATTACTTCCTCTCTGCCCGGTAACCCCAGCTGCACCTCTACGCCCGGCAGGAGCAGAAATACCGATTTTTCCTCTAGAACCTATATGACCCATCGGTCCAACTGCAAAAGATGATATCTGATTAAAATTATAGTTAATTTTATCAATTATTACTTCTTCCGAATCTCCATTAAAGATATATTTAGTATTGAAATGCATATATTATTAAGATATTGAATTATATGTTGCTAGAACACCACACTTAGGATATAATAAATTCCCACCCCATGCAGAATAGTAGACTTTAAACCATCTATTGGTTCCACCAGTTCCACCAGTTCCCGTTATATTTATTATAGTAAAATCTACGCTTGATGCATATTCATGAACTCCATTTTCGTCAATAAGTTTTGCATATGAATAATTTGTGGATAATGAATTATTAGGTGGATCCAATTGGTTATCGGAAGCATTTAAACCAATGTAACCAAACCAATCACCAGTAGTTCCCGTAGCATCAGTTTTATTACTTCTTACAGTAAAACTTATGCTTTCATTTGGTTCTAATAGATTCAACCAACCCTTATTATATCCACCAGTACCACCAGTTGCAGGAACCCATAAAGATATTCCTCTTTCACCAGCCAATGCAGAACCAGATTTTTCTATTACATAATCAATTCCCCCATCAACCCAGAAACAATTTCCATTCGTGGTTGTTGATACTGAAGGAAGAACAGTTATCCAATTTATATTAACAGAATCAACAACGGAAGATACAGTCTGTGTTATAACTTGAGGATCTAGTATATTATAAATTATATTATCCATATAAATATTACCATTACCATATAATCTAAAAAAACTATTCTGTCCTGGCTGCTTAGTTTCAAATAATATACTGTTTTCGTTACTAGGTAAATTATAATAATATCTAATATTACCAGAAAATGCATTTGTTGATATTACCTCAAGTGGATAATTATTTCTAGTTGATGGTGTAGTAGAAATTATGGATGTCGATAAATCAAATTTATTAGAATATATAATATTTTTAGATGAAAATAATGCTATACCTGAACCAAAATTGAAATTTATATCACCAGAACAAAATGCACCGAAATATCCGGTCGAATATACATTAAAACCTGTGGATTTTAAGGATATTGCTTTATATGATGAAGCTATATTAAGATCCCCCGATGGTATATCGATCTTAAACGAATCCCCCATATCTAATTTTAATCCATATTTACCCCTATCTGACAATAGTCCCTGATCCCACGAAAATTTAGGATTTTTTGTATAAATATTACTATCATTACTATATGGAAATTTAGAAAATTCTAATATATTTTTAAGAGGGTCCGGTCCGGTAGGTCCAGAAATTGATATTACAAATTTACTATATTGCGGATTTGGTATATTATTAAGATTTGATATTGTACCTGATACTAAATCAGAATCACTTATAACCACAGTATGATCTATTGGCATATATGATGATAATAGATAGCCATATTTATCAGTAGTCCCCATAGAATTGGATATAGGTCCAAATACATTAAACAAATCTACTGATTTTAAATAGAATCCATAATAAGACCAAACACCAAGATTAAATTGATATACTATATTATTACTATCAGTTTTTATCCAGAAATCACCGTTTATGCTAGAGGAAACTGTTGGTTCATTTGGACCTATTCTCCAGGTCGTTCCACGAATTCCCTGATTTCCATAAGAACCTCTTGGACCGGTTTCTCCTGTATATCCGTCTTTTCCTTTAGGACCAATAATACCATATGGACCCCCACCAAATCTTATAATCTCCGGAAAGTTATAATTTAGTTTATCTATAAAATTCTTTTGAGAATCTCCTTTTTCTATTTTTAATAATTTTAATTCCGGCATTTTCTATTTTATATTATTGTATATATCACAGAATGAAAGATCCTCCTAAGCAAGAACCGCCATCTATACTATATGCTTTATAAAAGACAGTAGTTACCGATCCCGAAATATTTTTTGCTATAGTTAAATCAACTACTGGAGAAGTACTAGGCAAAGAAACCATAGATGTTATAGATCCAGCTGTTATACCCTTACCTATAAACGAAAATCCCTCATATGTATATGCAGTTGGACTGCACACAACGGTAATTTCTATAGATTCACCATTAGCTAATCCGTTTCCAGCCCAAGAATTTATAGCTTCGTTATAAACTCCGATACCAAGTACGCCAAAAAATCCAGGAGTTACATATTGAGGTGGGCTTATTACAATAACATTTCCACTATCCAATACTGCCGAGTAGGAATCTACACCAGGTTTGGATATTAAATACCATACTTCAGCACCAGGTCCGGTAGAAACCAACGGAGTTCCGACTGGATATGATATGCCGCTTTCTATTTTTTTGGTCTTTATTTTACCCTTAGTATCTATAAAAAATTCTTTATCGCTCTGAGTTTCAAAAAGAACATTATATGTTGAATGTGAAAGCGTATTAAATGTATCCCCGGTTCTTGTTGTTTTAATCGCTCCTGTTACCCCAGCTGATAGATATACAGCATTTAATAAATTAGTATTTAATGTAGGTGCAATACGTACAGGAGAACTAAATCCAGCAACTCCTCCAGTAATATTAATAAATTGACTCTCTATGCTAAAATTATTACTTATTCCAGTATTTAAATTAAAACCACCAGTAGCAAATATTCCAGATGAGCTATCGGTACTGTAATCAATATCAATATAATCATTAGATCTTAAGTTTAATACATTACAAAGAACTTCAAATCCGCCGGATGCTCCGATTACAAAAGAACCATCAGGAATCTGTAACATTATATTATCATCAGATAATCCGGTATTTTTCCATGCCCAATATGGGTGTCCCTGATAATCAGTCAATGTGCCATCCTCCAAATCACTCTTAGAAAATTCTAAAAGATACCCAGAATTATTATAGCTATCAGTGGAAATAATGAATTTAGCTAATGGCTCATTAATAACTCCAGATTCAAAAACTTTATCAGCTACTATAAATAAATAATTTTCCAAAGCATCCTGATTCATGTGTATAGCACCACCAGTATTACCATTCAAGAAATAGGATTCATCATATCTAAAAACACTCCCACTCGGGGCTAGATTATACCCAGTAGCTTCCCAGCCAGTTTCAGTAAACGTATTAATATCTCCAGTGTTTGAATCTATCCAAAAGTCATTTTCGACTATGGCATTCCCTATGCCCGTTGGCCCACTAATATCGATAAACCATTTGCTTCCTCTTGTTCCAGGATTCCCAGTAATACCAAGTTTTCCGCTATTACCTATACCACCATCGGATCCAGTTGGACCAATATCTCCAATAGTACCACCATGCATTTCTACTATCTCATCAAAATTATGATTGATTTTATCTATTATTCGTGATTCTGTGTCATTATAATCAAATGAGCTTATATTAGTTATTGGCATATTATATTTTAATTATTTCGAAATTGAATAATAGAGAGTAATTATAGTTAGCTTGAACTGGATACTCAAAACTATAAATTAGATTCTTTGTATTGATTAATTTAAAATTTGGTTCTATATAATATCCATTTTTGTATGTATCAGATGGAACCATATCTCCTCTAACCATATAGTTTGTATTGATAGTTTGTTCCGCTATATTTGCATCCTTTTTAACAAAGAGATTAAATACATTCCCTGTATATAAAGGGGAAACATTAAGATCTATGTATTCATTTATATCATCATCTATAGAATCCGGATTACCTACGCCAAACTCTGATATGATGTTATCGATGAAAACCTGTTTTATCCCGTCATTTAATAAATATCGTCTTAATATCTTATCCAATCTTACGATTCCCTTTACGACTAATAATTCCGGATAATATTGCCATACTATTTCACAATTAGGGAGTATGTTTAGGTCTATTTTATTGTAATCAACCCCAGATAAATACGTTCCTGCGTTACCTATTCCTGTCCCGCTTGTTGTAGTATTTATATATTGAATTGACTTAGTATATGAATCTATTATTTTATTAATTTCTATGATATCAGAATTTCCATAATTTCTAGATATCTCAAGAGTTATATAATTATTAAAATCTAAATCATACGGAGTCATCATCATTTTAGAACCAAAAAATGATTTAGATTCCAGCATAGATCGGGTTCCAGCAACTTTTTTATAAGCACTTTCAGATGTAAATGTTTCATAATAACCAGGATCCCACGAGGATGAAAATATATTAAAATCTTTCCTTGATATCGGGAATTGGTCTACGAGAGGATACACTGGTCCTTCGGGCAGACTTGCGCTTAATCTAAGTATATCTTTATCTAATGCTACTTTAGTAAATTCTAGATTTTTAGAAACCCCAAAATTTATTTTATTGGATGAAAAATTGCAATTTCTAAATGATAAATCTATGGAATTATCTG